ATGACGTTGCAGATAAGACTGCTTCTTTTACAATTACAGCATCAGGAAAAAATGTTGATGTATTAATTGTGGATGGAAGTATTACAACAACTGCAGGTAATCATCCAGAGTTTGCCGTTAATCCTGACGGTACAGGTGGTACAAGAGTTCAATATTTTAATTGGTTCTCATTAACAAATCAATTAGGATTAGGTTTCAACGGTACTTACGACTATAGCACAATAGGTTCGGCTTCAGATACAAATCACGGCTGTCACGTCGCAGGAACAGTGGCAGGGAATACTTTAGGTTGGGCAAGAGATGCAAATATTTACAGTTTAGAATTTGATTATTTTGGCTCCGTAAACTATGGACCTCTTTCTATGAGTACTATGTGGGATTACATTCGCGAATGGCATAATACAAAACCAATTAATCCAGACACAGGCCGACGTAATCCTACAATAAGTAATCACAGTTATGGGTCTACTTTTACAAAAGATTCCTTAGTCACAAATAATCCTAATTATGACGGTATAGGAGCAATAAGATACCGCGGTGTTATTCTTGATGAATATAATACTAATGGAAACGATGTAAGTGATGCACAATTAGAAGCAAGAGGTGTTAATGTACCAGCTGACTCAAATTTTACAATTTCAGCTTACACTACAGATTATGTAGCAGATGTTCAAGATGCTATAAGTGACGGAATTATTATAGTGACCTCAGCTGGAAATCATTCTCAAAAAAATGTTTTATTTGGTGACCAAGATTATGATAACATATTGTATTTAAGAGCTGATAGTAATTATACTGCTATCGTTTATTCTAATAGGGGTGGCCAATCGGCTGGAAAAAATGTATCTCAAGCACTCGTAGTAGGGAACCTTTACGACGAAAGCGATGATAAAAAAGATCCTGGATCTGTTTGTGGTAATATTGTAGATGTATTCGCAGCAGGATATGGTATTATGAGTTCTGTATTAACTGGATCTCGTGCAGACTTAAGAGATAGCAATTTTTACTTATCTAAGTATGGCGGTTCAAGTATGGCAAGTCCACAGGTGGCAGGTGTATTGGCATTATTTGCTGAAAGTAATCCAAACTTAACAATGTCAGAAGCACACGACTTTATTACAAATACAGCAACTCCAAATATAATGTATGACACAGGAACTGATGATTGCACTGATTTTGAAAGTTTACAAGGGGCAGCAAACAAAATTTTATATTGGAAAAACCAAAGACCTGAAACAGGTTTAAGTTTTCCAAAAATTAATGCAAAAGTAAGACCTAGCTCAGGAAGAACTTGGCCTAGACCAAGAATGAGAGTTAAAGGTTAGAAACTGGTAATAAATAAACAAAAATATAGAAGAGTTAACTCAACATGGCAGAAATCTTAACAAACAATTTTAAGAGTGATGTAAATAAAATTTTCATCGCCGACGCAAAAGCGAACGATGATTATTATATGTTTGTTTCTACAATCGGAACATTTAATCCGGTTGACTCTGCTTATTCACAAAATGAGTTTTTAGAAAATACTCTGTTCGGAAAAAGAATTCATCCTGCTGATATTAACTTTATGATAAGATATTATCCTTGGCAGAGAGGAACAGTATATACTCAATTTGATGACACAGCTGATTTAACAGGAACAAACTTTTATGCGGTAGTTGGTCCTAACGATAATGATACTGGAGATTATCGAATTTATAAATGTTTAGATAACGATAACGGTGCAACTGCCGAATCTCCTCCTACATTTGACAATGCTAACTTAAATCAAATTTATGAAACGGCCGACGGTTATGTATGGAAATATATGTATCGTTTAACAACATTACAGTTTGAAGGATACAATGCATTAGGTTATATTCCTATTGACCCAGCAGCGGTTATTGAACCTGCTGAAGTTCGAGGTGGGGGTATTTCTGATATTCAAGTTGAGAACCAAAATGGGAACCAAGGTTATCAACAAAAATTTGGAGTGTTGGATTTTATCTTTGGTAGAACAGGTGGCGGTAATGTTCACGGAGAAGTTTCAGTTAGACTTGACCCTGTGAATAATGACTTATCTTCAATTGATAACTATTATGTTGGTCAATATCTTTACATTACAAATCCAAGCTCAAGTGTTACGAATCTATTTAAAATAGATTATTATAAATTTAATGAAGCAAGTGGTTTGGCTGAAATAAGAGTAGGTCCTGAACTTGCGAATCCTTCAAGAGGAAACGTTGAAGGTGCAACACAAGCAAACCCAGTTGTCATTACATCAGTAGGTCATAATCTTGTATCAAGACAACCTATTCGTTTTAGAGATGTAGGTGGTATGACAGAATTGAATGATGACGACGGTGATGGAAATCCAGTTTATTATGTAGTACCAATCGACGATGATACATTCTCATTAAGAACAGACCCAAATTTAGCAAATAATTTAGACGGTTCTGGATTTGGTGCATTTACATCAGGCGGAACATATGAAGCTGATAAGGATTTAATCACTGCAGGAGTTAAAGTAAACGGACCTGCTAATATTATTCCTAGAGTTGATATTAAAGGAGATGGTATTGGGGCGGTCGCAATTCCTGTTCTTGAAGACGATGTAATTAATTCAATCACAGTATTAAATAAAGGCTCAGGATACACAAACGTTATCGCAAATGTAATTGACCCTGCAGTCGACTTTAATCCTGATGACCCAACAACGACAGATGTAAGATGTAAGATAAGACCTATTATTGAACCAAACGGTGGTCACGCATATAATTTAATTGATGAATTAAAATGTAAACATTTTGGAATGTATGGATATATAACTGCAGAAGACAATACTCATATCGGTGATGTAAATACTTACGGTGCTTTAGGTATTGTAAGATCACCTCAATTTAGAAGTGTAGGATCCGGGTCATGGAGAAGTGGACAGTCAAATGCTGTTTCATCTCCTGATGTTTTTGATAATCGTATCGCAGTCACAACCGACGATTATGGAAGTTTAACAGCAAATAGTACTGTGACACAAATTGATGGAAGTAATGAGATTACATTTACCGCACAAGTACATGAAATTGACGCATCAGCAAACACAGTTTATTTAGCAGAATTTATGGGTCCAAACAGAAATAATATTCTTGTAGGTAATGGAGATACATCATTTAACCCTAATCTTGATATTGTATCAGATACAGGACAGAGAATCACAATAAATAATCCAGTAGCAGACAATATTGTATATTCTGATTATATACAAAGAACAGGTGAAGTATATTTCATGGAAGACTTCTTCCCATTAGCAAGAACCGACTTATCAAGAGAAGAATTTAAGTTTGTATTGGAATTTTAAGGAACGTAAGCAAAGATGCCTATTAATAAAAATTTAAACATTGCTCCATACTTCGATGATTACGATGTAGAGAAACAGTTTTATCGAGTTATGTTCAAGCCCGGCTATGCCATTCAGGCAAGAGAGCTTACGCAATTACAAACAATGCTCCAAGGCCAGGTAGAAGCTTTCGGAGATAATATATTTAAAGAAGGTTCAGTTGTAAAAGGATGTAACTTTACAGAACTTGATGACCTTCAATTCGTTAAAGTTAACGATGGCCCGTCCGGATTTAATGCAACATCTTATATTAGTGGTCCTGCTGTAGAAACACTTCAGGGTCAAGAAGTTGAACTCGATTATGTTTATGAAATTGTTGGTCAATCAACAGGATTGAGAGCAGAAATTGTTCAAGCATCAACAGGTTTCCAAACAAGACCACCAGATTTAAACACATTCTATATTAACTATTTAAATACAACATCAGCGGCAACTCAATTCCAAGCTGGTGAAAACCTTGTAATTAACAGACACAAATACTTAAGAGGTACAACTCAAGAAACTCTTAATTCTGAGCCAGTCATAACTCAAGGACTTGCTGTAAGTGCAGGTATTAGTACTCCTCATGTAGGTAAGTCTTTTGGTATCGAAGCTGCTCCTGGTATTATATTCCAAAAAGGTCATTTTATCTTTGTTGCCGAACAGAGACTTATTGTTGAGAAATACAGCAATTCGCCTAACGATAAATCTGTAGGTTATTTAGTATCTGAATCACTTATTAATGCTTTACAAGATTCAAGCCTATACGACAATGCAAACGGTTCTAAAAATGAAAACGCACCGGGTGCTGATAGATTAAAACTTGTACCTACGCTCACAGTTAAAGATACATCAACTGCAGCTGCAGATTCTGACTTCTTTACATTAGTTCGTTATCAAAACGGTAATGCAATTACTGTTCGCGACGTTTCACAATATAACGTATTAGGTGATGAACTTGCTCGAAGAACATACGAAGAGTCAGGTAATTATATTTTAGAACAATTCCCATTAAGTACTGATGACCGTATTCCTGAAGGTCAATCTAATACAGAGGTCCAAGTTATTGTAGGACCTGGTACTGCTTATGTCAAAGGTTATAGAATAGAAAATTCTGGAGATCGTGCATTTACAATTGACCAAATCGCAACGACTGAAGAAATTACAAACCAAAATGTTTCTATGGAATATGGTAATTATCTTGAAGTTGAAGATACGGCAGGTTGGAACGGAAAATTAGATATTGGTCTTGGTTCTGCAGCAAATCCTCAAACATCTTCAAACCAAGATATGGGTGATGTATATATTCAGAATTTAACAAAGAATAGAATTTATTTACACAGTGGTAATTATAGTGGTGTATATAATTTATCAGACTTAGATAGATTCAGCGACGGTAATGGTTATGTTCAAGTAAAACAAACTGGTGCTGCTCCTTTATTAAGAGAAACAAATAAAAAGGCATTAGTTTTTGATACAGGTGTAAATGGATTATTTGGAACAAACAATACGCTGATTCCTGTAAGAGCTTATGTTCCTGCTACACATTCCAACGGAACAATTACTTTAACGGCAAACCCAGGTGAAGATTTTAATTGTTCACAAGATGACATATTAGTTGTTGATAGTTCTTCAGTACAACATGATGCTACAACATCAACTGCATTAAATAATTCACAGCTGAATATTCAAATTTCTAATACAGCTGCCACGAATGTGTCAGTTTATTATAACAAGAGATTAATTGGTTCAACCGACGGTGTTGACCCATATAATAAAGTTGTAAGATCACCTTATATTAAATTTGCATATAATAATGCGCAATCCAAATACAGTTTAGGATTCCCTGATGTATTTGACATTATTAGTATTGTGGATTCTTCAGGCGAAGATTATTCAAACAGCTTTAGATTAAGAACAAATCAAAAAGATACTTATTACGATATTTCATATTTAGAATATATTGAAGGCAGACCTCAACCGTCAGGAACAATGACAGTTCAGTTAAAAGTGTTTCAAGTCAATACATCTACAGGTGAACACTTCTTCTCAATTAACAGCTATCCTAATTCATTAGAAGCTTGGGAGATTCCTTCTTATGTATCTGGGTCAGGAACAGTTTATAATTTAAGAGATTGTTTTGATTTCAGAGCACATGTGAATAAAGATGCTTCGGCTGATTATAATAATACAAGTGCAGGTTCTGCTCCTACAATTTCTACGCAAGTTGGAACATATGCTTTATCGTTTAGCAATGTAGGACAACCGTTAACTCCTGCTGCACAGCAATCTTTACAAACAGATTTAGAATATTACTTAACAAGAATTGATACTATTGCTTGTGATTCTTACGGAAACATCAGCCTAATCAAGGGTGAAGAAAACAGAAACGCGGTTCCACCAAGAATAGGAACAGACAAGTTAGCAATTGCTAACGTTGAGATTCCATCATATCCTGCACTATCCAAGAAGCAAGCTGAAGTTCTCCGTAAAGGAGATTACGCAATCAGACCAAGAGCAACTGGTATTAAAGCTTATACAATGAAAGATATGCACAATCTTGAGAAGAAGATTGATAACATGGCATATTATATTTCATTGAACCAATTAGAATCTGAAACTTCAAACTTGGTTATCAGAGATGAAAACGGTTTAAACAGATTTAAGAATGGATTTATTGTTGACCCATTCAACGATTTAACTTTATCTGAAATTAGTCATCCACAATTTAACGCATCAGTTCCATTTAATCAAAAGATTTTAACTCCATCGTTAAAAACATTTGCTTTGGATTTGATTTACGATTCTTCAACAGGTTCTTCTGTGTTCCCAAGTACCGATAATGGTAAAGCGGCAACAATTGGAAGAAACTCGAGTGTTGATATTATCGAGCAGCCTTATGCTTCTAACTTTAGAAATTGTGTTTCTAATTTTTACAAGTATGTAGGTGATGGAATTATTTCTCCACCTTACGATGCTGCTTATGATACAACAGTTAACCCTGCATCTATTGATATTGACTTAACTGAACCTTTCCAAGAGTTCGTTGATAGTATTCAAGAGTTCATTCCGATGACTGATACTTCAACAACGACAATGTTTGAAAGAGACCCAGGTCGAAGAGGAAGAAGAGGAGCAGGTACACAGACACAAACAATCACAACAAGAACAAGTGAAATTACAATTGACGGTAGCACAACAACCGAAAACTTTGTTGGTGAATTTGTATCTGACTTTAGATTCCAACCATTTATGGCATCAAGGGATATTAAAATCTATATGTCAGGTTTAAGACCTAATCAAAGACATTACTTCTTCTTTGATGGTATTTCTGTTGATGCTCATGTATTACCAGGTTCAATTACAGCGGATTCAATTGATGAAGTTGAAAGATTTGGCGAAAAGGGTGATGCAGTTGAAACCGATGCAAACGGTGTATTAAGAGCGGTCTTCCATTTACCTGCCGAAACATTCTATGTAGGTGATAGGGTATTAGAAATTGCTGACGTAAATCAATATTCAAGTATTGATAGTGGAGCAACATCAAAAGGATTCGTTACTTACCGTGCATACAACTTCAGTGTTGAAAAGACAAGTTTAACAACATCTACAAGGTCACCTAATTTTGATGTGAATACGACAACAACAATTAGAAATGTTGCTCGACGTATTCGAGGTAGAGATCCTCTTGCACAAACATTCTTTATTAAGAAAGGTATGGGTCAAGGTTCAAACTCTGTTTACTTATCAGAAGTTGATGTATACTTTAAACGTAAGCCTGATGGAACGATAGGTGGTGCAAACGCTAATGCTGCACTCAACGGTATCACACTTCAGATTCGTGAAGTATTAAATGGATATCCTACAAACCAAATTCTACCATTCTCTGCGGTTCATAAATTACCAGCAGGAGTAAGTGTATCTGAAGATGCTTCAGTCGCAACAACATTTGAATTTGAAGCACCTGTTAGATTGGACGTTGAAAAAGAATACGCAATTGTTCTTCAGCCTGATGCATCAGATCCAAATTATTTAGTATATACATCTAAGGTTGGTGGTACTGATTTAACACCAGGTGATACTCAAGGTGCTGCTATCGTTCAGGATTGGGGAGACGGTGTATTATTTACTTCAACTAATAACAGTGCATGGTCGTCATATCAGGATGAAGACGTTAAGTTTACAATCAGAAGACACAACTTCAATTCTTCAACAGGTACTGTAAGATTAACAAACAACAAAAACGAATTCTTGTCAGTTACGGATATCACAGGAAGGTTTACACCGGGTGAAAAGATTTATCAAGCAAAAGGTTCTTCAGGAACAGTTGGTGTCACAAACAATAGTAAGACATTAACAGGTACTGCATTATCAAGTGTATATGCTGAAGGCGACTTCATGATGATTGAAGGTGGTAATCCAGTTGTGAAAGGATTATATAAAGTAGTCACAATTGTTAATGCTGATACATTAACTCTTGATAGACCTTGGCCAATTACAACAGGTTCAGCAAATGCAACTCCTGTAGTTGTTGGTGATTTATGTCATTACGATTTAAGAAATCCATTTGAAATGCATTTAGAAAATTCATCGGTTAGTTCTTCTAAAGTATTTACTGTAAGCGATCCTTTAGATGCAACCACTAAAATTCTTGGAATAGATAGTGGTAATTCTGCTGATATAGCATCAATTGATAATATCAATTTAAGTTATGTTCAGCCTATGATTATGAAAGCTGCTGATGATGTTTCTAAGACAACATTATCAGGTACATTCGTTCCACCTGATGATGTAAATATAACATATGATATGCCAATGGCTTTCAATGATAATAATCACTTTAGTACAGACGGTGTTATTATTTACAGTATGTCTAACGATCCTTCAAGAACAAAAGTATTTAAAGTAAATGTTGGACTTGAGAATGGCAGCAACGTCACATCAACTCCATTTGTTGATATTGAAGCATCTAAATTAATTGCATATCAATATAAGATTACGAATAGTGCTGATACAACAGCAAAGTATATCAGTAAGACTATTGAGTTAGCTGAAGATCTTGATGCTGAAGATTTCAATTTAATTCTTTCTGCTTATCGTCCAAAAGGAACAGATATTAAAGTTTATATCAAAGCTCAGAACGGATATGACAATGATGAGTTTGATAATTTAGCTTGGACTGAATTAGAATTATTTGAAGGAGTAGGTTCATTCTCAACGGCGACACAATTACAAGATTATAGAGAATTTAAATATAGAATCAATGCTTCAAATAAGGTAAGTCAATTACCTTCTGAACCATTTACATATACATCACAAGCTGGTGTATTCCAAGGATTTAAGAGATTCCAAATTCGTATAGATATGTTATCTCCAAATATCCATAATGCACCAACACTTAAGGACTATCGTGGTATTGCACTTACGTAGAAAATATTATGACTGATAATTTAAATAGAGATAAATCTGGAGCAGTACTTAATACAGACCTCGCAGCCTTAAATAAATATAAGGTAGAAAGGAATTTGTATCGCAAGGTCGAGAGAATCCAAAATGACTTATGTGATATCAAAAGAAGCATAATTGATATTTACGAAAGAATAGAAAAACTGGAAGAAAGATAAGATGGCTCGTAATATAGGAACAATTAATACATCACAAACCTTTCAGAATTGGTTTGATAAAACGAATGATCTCGTTGAAGAATTGCGAGACAACATTATCACGGCTTCTTCAAGTGGAGATTCCACAACAGGTGATGCAACTTTAATTGGAGATTTTACATCAACTAATTTAATCGCAAGTACATTACTTTCATCTAACGAGATTGCTGCGGTAGGAAGTTTAATTAATTTCCAAGATCCTATACAAATTACAGGTACTTCTGCTACAACAGCAACATTCCTATATGCAGGAACAGGTGGTCAAACAAGATACACTGATGGTAATTTATCTTGGGATGTTGGATTAGAAAGTTCTAACCCAGGCAATTTTATTATTGATACTGGAGCAGGCCAAACTAAATTAGAATTATCAGTCGCAGGTACATTAACGGTACCTAATCTTATTGTGACAGATGTTATTTCTGCGAATACAATTTCATTAGGCGGTGGCGGTTCAGGTTTAAACTCTGATGATATTGATGAAGGTACGCAGAATTTATATTTTACTGATGCAAGAGCAATCGGAGCATTCACTGGCGGTGACGGTATTAATATCGCAACTGATGGAACAATTTCATTTGACGGTGAAGGTAAATTAACCACTTATGAAGGTGATGAATTTAGAATAGCAGGTTCAATGGGTGCTGCTGGTATCAAAGCTTATATAGATGGAGCATACTTAAGCGGTGTTGGATTTGGAAGATTAAGATGTGATTGGTCAGGTAATACTTATGATGTATTAACTTGGCTCCCATCAGGTATTGATGTAAATGGTTATGGTCGTTTTGAAGATGACGTAAGAATTGATAACGGCGATCTTGTTGTAAGAAATAGCTCTAACGATATTACGGCATTCATAGACAATAGCGGTAATGGTTATTTTACAGGTGATGTGACAACAAACGGAAACGCATCGGACGAAAGATTAAAGGAAAATATTGTTCCTCTTGAAAAAGGATTAGGAACAGTAGAACAAATTAAAACGTATACATTTAACTATAAAGATAGACCTGAGGATACATTACCTGGTGTAATTGCTCAGGAGATTGAACAAATTTTACCGGAAGTGGTTTATGATATTGAAATGGAGGATGATACTTACAAGGCAGTAAGATATCAACAAATAGTGCCAATACTTGTTAATGCGATAAAAGAATTAAGTGATAAGGTAAAAGATTTAGAAAACCGTCTTGAAAAGGACAGTTAATTTAAGATTGGTCTTATAAATAATAAGTAATACCAAAAGGGAAAAGCATAAATGGCAAAGATTTCAGAACTAGGTTCCATTACCGGTGCAAATACCAGGTCGGAAGACCTGTTCGTCATTGTTAACCTTGTCCAAGGTGACGACGGTACAAAGAACATTACTAGGAAAGAACTTGTTGAAGCAATTCAGTACGAGATCTTTTCTAGAATTACTATCACTGGGGGAACAATCTCCGGTGTGGTCATGTCTGACTCACGATTAAATAACGTTGAGATTGATAATTCCGAAATCGAAGATACTGAATTTGTTCGTGGTTCAATTGACGACACAGTCATAACAAACAGTACTGCTAACAATATCACAATGACATATAGTAGTTTCCAATTTGGAACACTGCTTGATTCTTCTGCTAACAATTTAACAATTACTTCATCTGACTTTTCACAAGGCACAGGTAATAATAACGTCTTTGAAAATACAACTTTATTAGACGGAAGTGCTAATAATTTTGTCATTACCGATTCTTCAGTAAACAACGCAGTCATTACAGATTCAACTGCTAATAATATTATTATTACGAATTCTGAGTTTAACGACGGCACGGGTAATAATGTTGTTCTATCTAATTCCACAATTGATAATTCTACATTCAGAGATGGTACTGTAAATAATTCGGTCATCGAGCAATCTGATTTCAATAACGGTGAGTTAGCAGATTCAATAGGTACAAACATTCAGCTTGACAATTCTTCATTTGCTGAAGGTACTATTACAGATTCAACAATGTCTGATTCTGTCATTCTTGACAGTACAGCAAATAATATGGCAATCACCTCTTCTACTTTCACAAGTGGTGATATCTTTGACAGCAACGCAAATAATGTAATCATTACAAATTCCGAATTTAATGATGGCACAGGTAATAATGTCACATTAACTAATTCAACAATTGATGATTCATTAATTTCAGATAGTGAAATTTCTAATACCTCTTTCACAGGTACAATGGCAAATGTTGTTGCTCAAAACTTACAAATTACAAGTTCATCTGCTGACGGATTATCTTCAAACAATTCAACATTTGATAATGGCGAACTTTCTCAATCAACATTCTCAGGCGGAGTAATTAATCAATCCAAGCTTGTTGATTTTGATATGGAACTCAATAATGAATTTGAGCCTCCAATGGATGATGAAAGTTATTTCGCAATTCGTAACGAAAAGACAGGTGATACTGAACAGATTAACTTCGGTCAATTATTCGACGAAATATCTAAGAAAACCTCTCAAGCATTAAAGGTTCACGTTGATGCAGGTTCAGGTGACGATAGTTTCCCTGGTACTCAAATGCAACCTGTTAGAACCTTAGAGAAAGCTTTTGAACTTTGTTTAGAAAAAGCAGGTGGCGAACTTAATCGTAACGCAATTAATAACTCCGTTCACATTTCGGTTGGACCAGGAACATATTATACAAAAGGTAATCTGCAGTTACCTGATGATTGTTCCTGTACTTCAACCTCAGGTCAGTATGCAACAGTCATTGAATTAGAAAAAGGATACGAAAATAATAACGGTATTCTTGTAGGTTCTGGTTGTTATGTCCAAGGATTTGCATATCAGAATTTCCAAGTTGATAACTTTGATTTCCCAGAAGGCGGATTCGCGATTGCTTATCGTCCTGGTGCCAAATTATTACGTTCTCCATACTTAAGAGATAGTTCACAGTTATCAAACTTCTTAAGACAAGATGTTGAACCACCTCTTAACCCTTATAACAGCAAAGGTACGCTGGCTGACCTTGGTAGAGAATTTACTTTAAGTAATATTTCTGACCCAACAAAATTTGCTCTTGATGATGAAATTGAATTCTCATCTGGTGCAATCGGATTTGTATCTTATGTTTCTGAGATTGCTTCTGATAGCAAGATTCACGTAAGGAACTTAAAAAACAATCAAGGGTTTGCTGTAGGAGATACAATAGTTTCTGAATCTGGTGGTACTGCTGTAATACAATCAATCGGTATTGACGATTTCCCAAACAGGGAAGTTGGTCGAGGCGGTGGTTGTGTACTTGCAGATAGAAGAGTACTTGATACTGATTCATTATATACCTACGTACTTTGTTTTGGTTTCACACCTCGTTCACAAAACGGTATAGGATATGTCGCAAGAGACGGTGCTGGTGTTAACGGTATTGGTTCTCTGTCCATCTTCGTTCGTTGCGCGTTCTATGCTCTGAACGGTGGTCAAATGACATTGAACAACTCAGGTACACAGTTCGGTGATATCTCTATGAGGGCAAAAGGAACAACTCAGTTCTTTGCTCCAAAATCAACAAGTGCAACAATTATTGGTAATACAGCATTTGCTGATACGATTGATGACAATGCAGATGCAATTATTGATGACGTTGTAGATTACTTAACATCTAATACAGCAAACGGTGGATTAGGTTATAAAGAATACGATTCAGACAAATGTTTAAGAGATGCAGGTATTGTTCTTGACGGTACTGCATACGATGTTGCTCTTGATACAAACTATTGGGGTAGATTAGGTGGTATTACTTATAGGTCTCCAATCAGTTATGTTGTTCCAGGCGAACAGCTTGAAGAAACAAAAGGTGCATTAGAATACTTAAGAGATAGAACAAAAGAAATATTCATCTCAGGTAGTTCAGCAATTAACGAAAGAGTTGAAAAGTCGTTTAGTGAACTTTTAAATGTCCTTGAATACGGCGAAGAAAATATAAACCCAATTGTATGGTCCGAGACATCGGTACCTCGAGTGGCTTCTAGAAGGTTATTACAAGACAACTCTGAGTTCATTAAAGATGAATTAATTGACTGGATTGAAAACAATAACGAATTCTATGCTTACGATAGTGCAGCTTGTCGACGTGATGTTCAAGATTACATTTTACCTGCTGTCACTAACGATATGTTATACGAAACAAATTATAATGCTGTCACTGCAGGTCGTGCATATTATATGGCAACAGCAAAAACTGTTATGGAAAATCAGAACAATGAAACAGTTGCTGCTTACCGTAGATTAAAGGACCAAACAAACGAATTAATTGACGGCGATTCATATCTTGCTTCTCAAAGGCTTGATGATGGATTCGACGAAATTCTACAAATCCTTGAAAATAAAGGAACACAGTTTACACCTACTGCCGCTACTTATGACCCATCTACTGGTTTATCAGTTATCACACTCGGCAGCGGCCACGGTTTAACAAAAGGAAGAAAGGTTCTTCTGAAAACTGGCGGCCTCATATTTACATGCGATAGAGATAATAATACAACAAGACATGCATATCCTCGAGCTTCTGACCCAGCTGCAGGTACTCCAATCGAAGTTATCGGTTCAACTGATACAAAGATTGTGATTAATGTCGGTAAGTCTGATTTAATTGATAATCATACTTTTGTAGAATCTTTAACAAATGCTGTTTCTATATTAGGTTCAGAAATTACATGGAGCGATTCTTCAAGTATTCCTGCTGATAAGAGAAGCGCAAGAAAACAATTACAAGCAAATAGAGAATTCTTACAAGAATTAGTATTAGGATATATTGACGATACATACTTCAGATATAATTCTGATAAGTGTCAGAGAGATATTAAATCTTATATCCTACCTGCGGTTGAAAGAGACATCTTAACAGGTTCAAACTATAATGCAATTCAAACAGGTATTGCTTATCGTTCAGGTACTGCTCTTGCTGACAATGTAATTAATGAACAGTTAGTAGAAACAACTGGAGCAATTAATAACCTAAAAGATAGAGTTAAAATAAATGGTGGTCAATCAGGATTCACTGTAAGTACTGCTTCTTATGACCCAGCAACTGGAGTATTTACTGCCACTGTTGGTGCAGGACACGGACTTGTGATTGGTGATTTTGTTAACTTTGCTGATGAAGGTATTACATTCAGTTGTGATATGGGAAGCGGCCAACAAAATCATACTTCACCTCAAGCACACCATCCTTATTACAGAAAACCTTGTCCTATCACAGGTGTAACAGATACAACTATTACAATGAATGTAGGAACAGGTGGTACAGGTCAAGCTGCTCATACATTTGTATCAGCGGTCGCAAATGCAATTTATCCTTCAATGTTGAGAGGATTAGATTATACTCCAACCGATGCATCTTACGATCCTACAACAGGAAGGTTTGAAGCAACTATCGGTCAACACGATTTACATCCTGGAGATTATGTAAAATTCCTTGAAGATGGAATTACATTCAGTTGCGATACAGGAAGCGGACCTACAAACGATGCAGTTCCAAATCCAGGACATCCTTTCTACAATCATCCTTGTCCTGTTCATTCAGTGACAGCAACAACTATTGTATGTTATGTAGGAACAGGCGGTACTAACGATCATACATTTGTATCTGCGTTAGCAAATGCAATTACTCACGTTGTCGGAATTACTGATAAGGCATCAGAACATCGTTCAGATGAAGCATTTGATAAAATTGTTGGAATACTCAATAGTTCAAATAAAACTTATTCAACATCAACTGCTTCTTATGACCCAGTCACAGGATTGTCAGTATTAGATATTGGCAGCCACGATTTACAACCAGGTGATGAAATTATTATTGCTCCTGAGAGTTTAACATTTACTTGTGCAACTGATGGTAATGCAACACAACATTCATACCCAACAACTACAATTACTCAGTTTACGCCAACTGCTGCTACTTACGACCCAGCAACTGGAGTATTCAGTGCAACAATAGGTTCACATAAATTACAAGTTGGTGATCTTATTGAAATTGCTCCTGAGTCAGTTACATTTACTTGTGACTTAGACGGTAATGTCACAGAACATTCTTATCCTGAACCACATCATCCGTTCTATAAGAAAAAGATTGCATTAACTGCTGTCACAGCAACAACGATTACTTGTAATGTAGGTGCTGCGATAAATGGCGGTGGAGCTCATACATTTGTATCTGCTCTAACAGGTTCTATTGAAGGTGAAAGACAACATCCTGCATATAAGAAGCCTGTCGTAGTTGCTGCTACAACAAACACAACGATTACTTTAAATGTAGGTACATCAACTGATACATCAGTACATACATATGTATCTTCAACAGCTAACAATATTAAATCTGCTAAGTATATTTCAACATATACTCCATACAACGCAACCTATGATTCTGCGACTGGAGAGTTTGTTGCTACAATCGGATTACACAATCTTGAAGCAGGCGATTATGTAATGATTAAACCTGAGTCAGTAATCTTTACTTGCGACTTAGATGGAAACCTTACAGAACATGCTGCTCCACAGGCTCACCATCCTGCATATAAGACACCTGTTAAATTAACCGAGGTGACAACCGATACAATTACAATGAACATCGGACCAGGTCCTGGTGGTGCCCATACATTTGTTAGAGCGGATGTAGGTGCAATTGATTCTGATGCGTTAGTATTTACTGACCCTGCATCTCATGTTCAACATTATACACCAACAACCTCTACATACGATCCTGTCACAGGAATCAGTGTTGTCACAATCCCAGGACATAATTTAACAACTGAAGATTATATTGAGTTTGCTCCATATTCATTTACATTTACTTGTTCGTTAGACAGTAATGCAACTGAACATCATTACCCAAGAAAAGGTGATGGTAATTACAGAATGCCGATGGCAATCACAAATGTTGCTGGAGATGATATTACAGTTAACGTAGGAACAGGTTCTGGAGGAACTCATACATTTGTATCTGTTGAAAAGGATGCTGTATCTAAAGTTACTTACAATTCTCAAGGTCAATACGCAAGAGAACAATTACAAATTAATAAAGACTTCTTGGCTAAGGAAGTATCTCATTACCTAGAAACAAATTACTTTGTATTTGATGGTGAGAAATGTTCAAGAGACACAGGTTATATTCTTGATGCGGTAAGACGAGATGTTGCTACAGGTTCTAATTATCATTCTGTATTTACAGGATTAGGATATCGTATTGGAACAGTCGGAGCTCGAACTGTTGTTGAAGACCAACTTACAGAAACAGTTGCTTCAATCAATTATATGAAAGATACCGTTCTTGCTGATGCAATTGTTGCCGCTGATGCAACAGCAGTATCAAGAGTCACAGTTGCATTTGATGAAATTATTGATATAATGCAAAACGGTTCAGGCAATGCAAATCCATTAGGATACGGTACTGCTGCTGAGGTTAGTGCATTACATACAATAGGTTCAAATGCTTTAATCAATAACAGAGCATTCTTACAGGCTGAAGTCACAGCATATATTGCTCAAGAGTTCCCAACATTAACTTACGATATTGCTAAATGTGAAAGAGATACAGGTTATCTTGTAGATGCAATCGTATGGGATGTAAGATTCGGTTCAAACGCAGCCGCAGTTAATTTCGCAAGATTGTATTATGAAAATGCAATCAGTGTATTACCTGAAGACCAAAAATTACCTACAGCAAAAACTTGGGAACATTTGGCAAATGTTGCTTATAACATCGCAAGAAATGTTGCTGTCACACCAACAACAGGAAATGCACAAACTCAAAATACATCTTTATCTGATGCAGGAGTTGAAGTAGGTGAAGCGGTAAGAGCAGGAATCAATGTCACAACTCAAATTATTAGAGATGACAATTTAAGTTCACTACCTACTCTGAATGAAGGTAATGTTGAAACTGCACTTGTTGGTTCAGTAAATGCAATTGATGGAATAACAGAAAATCTACAAGAATCAGTAATTGATTACTTGAAAGACGAACATAACGGATTACCGTTCAAGAAAGAAGTTTGTGAAAGAGATGTTGGTATTATCATCGATGCAGTATCAAGAGATATTGAATACGGCGGTAATGAAAATACAGTTGAAGTATTTGAGTATTACTTCAAGAGATTCAATACAACATCGGCTGATTACGAACAACTACGTTCAACCAATGTTCTTCCAATTGAAGTCAAAGGTCAATTTAAAACATTATCCGATTACGAAGATACAGCAAATGTTTCAGGTTTAAGAGAATCAATTAATGTTCTTCCTTATAATCAACGCATTCCTACAAAGCAAGCATTTACTTTACTTGCTGATAAGGCTGCTGAGGTTGTGACAGAGCTTGGTGCAGGTAGTTCTTCATTCACTCAATACAGCCCAACAAACGCAAGCTACAATCCTGCTACTGGAGTATTTACCGCTGAAATCGGTGCTCATAGTTTAGGAGTTGGTGATAAGATTTGGTTAAAGCCTAACGGAATTACATTTAGTTGTGATATGGGTGGCGGTCCTGCGAATCATACTTCGCCTCAACCACATCATCCTTATTATAACAAGCCTGTCACATTGACTGCTGTCGGTGCAACTTCAATTACAATGAATGTAGGAACAGGTGGTTCAGGTCAACAAGTTCATACATTTGTTTCTGCTGACGCAAACTCAATTAGTGAAGGTCCATATCAAAATACAGATGGAACTGCTGCAAGCACAGCAACAGGAACTGCAGTACATAATTTAATTGATACAATTGCTCAGTTAGTTGATAAGGTTAATATTGAAGATGATGAAATGCCTGTAATTACAAAGGCAAGCTTTGACCCTAACAGAACATTAGCAAGAAAACAATTACAACGTAACAGAGACTTTATCATCGAAGAAGTTCAAGGATATCTGAAAGATCGTTATTATGTCTTTGACGGTGATAAGTGTAAGAGAGATATCGGTTTATTAATTGATGCAGTTGGTGTTGATATATTAACAGGTTCTAATTACAACGCAGTGTTTAACGGTCTTGCATACAGAATCGGAACGGTTGGTGCTGATGCTGTAATTAACGAACAGTTAACAGAAACAGTTTCAGCAATTAAATACGCAAGAGATCTTTGTGTAGCTGCCGTTACTGACTCTGCTATGAAAACAAGAACAACTGATTCATTCAATGAAATCATTGATATCATGACAAATGGCAGTGCTGCTGCAGATACAATCGACTTTACTAATACGGCGCCAAACTTCAACAGGTTAAGTGCAAGGTCTCAACTACAAAATAACAAAGCATTCTTACAGGCTGAGATTACAGCTTGGCTTGCTGCGAACAGGCCAAGTCATACATACGATGTTGCTAAATGTGAAAGAGACTTAGGATACTTAATTGATGCAGTATCACATGATATCCAGTTCGGCGGAAACTTTGCTACAATCAACGATGCAAAACTGTATTTTGAAAATGCAGTATCAGTATTACCTGAAGACCAACGCGAACCAACCGCAGCTGCTTTCTACCATATCGGTGATTGTGCTGAGTTAATTGCTTTAGATACAGATATCGGTGGATTGAAATCAGTAGGTAATGCTTTAACTCAAGACTTTACTTCAGGAAACGCAGGTGCATCGGCCGCTGCTGCAGTGGAAGGTTTATTTGATATTGTTGCTTCTTCAATTGAGAACAATACATTACTTATGAATCCGCCTCATGAAAAACCTGATGCAACATTATTCAATGCTGTGAACGCAGGTGCTCAAGGTGAAATTGAAAATGTTAAGTCAACTGTTCAAGGTGGAGTACTCAATCATCTATCAACATACTTTGAAGTACTTCCATACAGTGAAGCAAAATGTCGAAGAGATACAGGTTATATTGTAGATGCTGTTGCACACGATATTCAATACGGTGGAAACTCAGCAACAGTTCAAACTGCAGGAATGTATTTTGAAAATGCAATTAACACTGGATTACAAATCGAACAAAGAATGGGAACAAGAGATGCATTCTTACACATGGCAAAAATTATAGAACATGTTGTAGGTGCTAAACCAATTACAACAACTTTATTCCCAAGAACGAAGAAATACTACACAGGTGATATTTTAACACAATACGAATATTGGAATGGAATTCATTCTTATCAATCAATCGAAGAACAGGATGTAGCAGTACATGGTGCAAACCCTGATACTTCAATCGCAGCAAGACGACTTGTTGAAATTGTTGCTAACGCAGTTGACGATAAGGTTGAAGTTAGAAATACTATTCCTGATAGAATTGATATTGAGCAAACTTGGATGGGTGCTAACTATATTGCTTCTAAAGAATTGGTTGAAAGACAATCAGATGTATATGCAAACGGTGTAATTAGTTATCTAACAACTGCACATAACGGATTAAGTTTCGCAGATGCAAAATGTCGAAGAGATATTGGATTCTTAATTGATGCAGTATCGCATGACATTCAACATGATACTAATTTTGCTTCAAGACAGGCAGCAGGTATTTACTTCGAGAATGGATTATCAGTACTTCCTGCAGATACAAGAAAACAAACTGCTTCAATATACAACTTCCTTGGCGATGCAATGGAACAAGTTGTTCAAGAAGCACCTGTCACAAACGCAAGTAGTTATACATTAACTCCTCAAGACTTCTCAGGAGTTGCTGCGACAGCAACTGAAGGTGCAAGAGTTCACGAATTGATTGGATACGTTGAAGATGTAATTCACGAAAATGATGTTGATGAATTACCTGCTATTGAGAAAACAGCAACTTGGATGGCAGCTGAATTATCAACTGCTGCTATTACAATTGATGACAATTCTGAAGAACTTGCTTCTGATGTGACTCAACATATTAACAGCAACTTTAATGTACTTGATTACAATAAAGCAAAATGCAGAAGAGATACTCAATACTTACTTGATGCATTCAGCTTCGACTTGAACTACGGTGGTAATACTGCTTCAAGATGGAATGCTGATTTCTACTTCTGGAATCAAATTTACAGATTGCCTGAGGATCAGAGAATACCTACTGCGAAATCGTATCGTCAATTAGGTAGAATTTGTAAGGATATCGTATTAGGTGAATACCCAGGACAATTAACATTAGGTGAAATTGGAACTGATATTGAAAGTAAGAAAGTTGAATCACTTGCTAATATCTTCTATAACACTCAATTGTATAATGATACCAAGTACTTACCTGTTAAGGAAGAACCTGATTACACATACAGTCAATCAGCGTTTACTGATGCATTAAATGTAATTGAACAAAGGAAAGAAGGTTTACAAGAAGATACTGTAAGATTCGTTAATGCTACTTACGACTTCATTGATATTAACTTAACAAGACGTGATGCAAGAAACTTATTAACCGCAGTTATGAATGACTTCAAATATGAAGATCTTCAAGTACCTGTTCCAAGTTATACAACAAACGGAAATCAGAATGCGGTTAGAACATTTACTTCAACGTTCTTTGATTACGACGGAACTCATGTGTTCCCAGTATTCAATCCTGCTAACCCAGCGCTGAAACTGAAATATAAAGGTTCACTAAATGATGTTGCTGACCTAGCAACGTTAACAGGAATGAAACCAAACTGGGCATATATTGTTGCGACTGATTATGCGACAAGCTTCTATGCTGGAGATATATATTATTGGAATGGAACACAATTCATCAACGCAGGTGCAAACAATACTGACTTGTTAGATGCGTTCACTGGCTCATGGGATAGAATGAGAGATTATCTTGTAAACAATCTATCACCTGATACTGACCACTCAGCAATGATTGAAGGATTATTTAATGATTGCTTGAAGGACAATGTACTGAGACCTAACACATTGGTATTCGGATCATTGGTTGAATCCATTGCTCACCAGTTTAACGGTGCATCAGCAGGTGTTAACAGAAATGCTCTACCTCTGAACTTCAGAAACTTAGGTGCTGCTATTTCAGCGGTTGCTTCGGTACTGAATGAGGATGGTGGTAGAATTCGTTGGTCAGGAGCTGATGAATTGAATAACCAGTACTTCGCAAGAGGTCTGAGAATTAACGGTAGAACAGGTCGAATTGAAGGTCGACCATTTACATCTTCTGTAAGAAAACTCGCAAGAAGAGCTTCAAACAGTAGAGCAGTAATATAAAATAGGATAAAGAAAAATGCCAATTACAACTATACAAACATCGCAGGCACCTGATGCAAAACCGGTAGCGGTCAATAAGGTTGTCTCTACAAACTGGCAAGTTCTTGCGGATGTTCCTAATTATGAAGTTCCTGAATTAGTTTTCGGTGGTTCAACAACAGTTGAGCCTGGTGTAGGTGAAATTATTTCGCCATTAATTTTATGTAATACAACGAACAGTACTGTTCTTGTTGACGTAAGAATGCACAGAGAAGATTTAAATGCAGAATTTTATGTATTAAGACAACTGCCAGTGCCAGGTTATCAAACAATCCCGATTCCACTGAACGGCCAATTTTTAAAGAGTGGTGATACGTTAGAGATTTTAGCGGATACTGATTTAGCAGTTCACGCAACATTATCTTTCACTCAAGGTCAGTCAGAGGAAGACGATGTTGTTTAATAAGAATAAATATATTATTAATAAAACTTGAATTTAAGGAAATAAACTAAATGTCTTTTGGAACACTAACAGGAAAAAGTCAGTTAATAGGTTTCGGTAATCCGCAAGCCTTTCCAATTACGCTTGACCCCGTCGTCTATGAAGGCGCGGTTGTTTACGCTGATAATGATAAGCTGTATTTTTCTGATGGTACACAATGGGTCGAGATACAAGGTGGCGGTGGTACCACAGTCGATGCTATTCTTCCATTTGCATTTATTCGAGTTGACGACACAAATGCAATTACAGGTACAGGAATCTCATCTTCGAATTGGGATGCAGTTAATGGTACATTAGACTTTACCTTTAGCGCTGCTCAACCTGACACAGATTATACGGTCGTAACTGATGGTGAGCTTAATGACGATGGTCGTTTAGTATCAATTCAAAGTAAAACAGTTAATGGATTTGAAGCTTCATTCTATGACAGCAATGGTAATGCAACAACTCCGTCTACATCAAGTGCATTTGCTATTATGGTATTTGCATCTGACCCTGTCACTCAAGTAGGTAATGGTCAGCAAGGTATTCAAGGCGCAACTGGTGCTCAAGGTTTACAAGGTGATTACGGTCCTGGATTTGAAATCATCGGTTCAATCGCAGGTCCTGGTGACCAATCTTCATTAAATACAGCATTCCCAGGTGCAACAACAGGTCAAGCTGTAGTTGACCAATCTGATGATACTCTTTGGATTTATGATGGAGCAAACTGGGTTAATATCGGTTCGTTCCGTGGAGTTCAAGGTTTACAAGGTTTCATTGGACCACAAGGTGTTCAAGGTATATTAGGTAATGAAGGTATTCAAGGTGAAAGAGGATTCCGCGGATTCCAAGGTGTTCGTGGTGTTCAAGGCTTCCAAGGTGTTCAAGGTCTATTAGGTTTCCAAGGTACACAAGGTCGAGCAGGACCTCAGGGTATTCAAGGTACTACAGGTATCCAAGGTGACTTAGGTATTCAAGGAACACAAGGACGTGCAGGTCCACAAGGTATTCAAGGTTTCACAGGTATTCAGGGTGATGTAGGTTTACAAGGTTTCGTCGGTTCATACGGCGGTGTATCATTTGAGTTTGATTTTGATACTGGAGTTATTGCTCAAAACCCAGGTGCTAATGAGTTCGCAATTAACAACTCAAGCATATCTGCTCCTACAGCTTTATTCATCAATAATACCGCTAAGAATAGCGCGGATCTTGAAGAGTTATTTGACTCAATTGATAGTGTTGAAGGTGATGTTAAAGGTTATATCCAAATTACAAACATTGCTGATAATCAAAAATCCGTTACTTACGCAATTTCAAATATTACTGATAATGTTGGTTGGCATACATTCTTTATCAGTCACGTTGTTTCAACAGCATCGGTTTCAGATTTAACATCAAGTCCTGCTTGTATCATTTCATTTACAAGAGTTGGCGATATTGGTTCTCAAGGTATTCAAGGTATCAATGGTATCCAAGGTTTCACAGGTATTCAAGGTGATGTCGGTCCTCAAGGAACTCAAGGTATTCAAGGACCTCAGGGTACACAAGGAATTCAAGGAACACAAGGTTTACAAGGTCGTGCAGGTCCTCAGGGTCTACAAGGAATGCAAGGTCTTCAAGGTAATGACGGTATTCAAGGACATATCGGATTTAGTGGTGGCTTAACATTTGATTGGGACTTCGTCAATTCAACAACAGAAGGTTTCCCAGGATTAAATAGTTGGTTAATTAATGATGGCGATGTGACTCAGGCAACCACTTTATACATCGACGATTTAACAAACACAGGCCGTAGAGTAGACGGTTTATTTGACTTCTTAGATACATTAACAAGTGAACCTAAAGGTCAAATTTTTATTCGTACTCCAAAAGATACGACATCTGATGACTATGAATTTGTAATTTATAACTTTACAAATTGGACTTGGTCAACATCAGGAACAGGAAAAGATTGGGGTCATTTTGATATTGAGTACGTAGCAAGTAGTACATTAGGTGGTACTGATGCAAGCCCAGGTACAAGTTGGCAGAATGGTGCGGTTGCTACTTATGGTGCAACAGCAATTATTGATTTTATTCCAAACGGTCAACGAGGTATTCAAGGCTCACAAGGTATTCAAGGTTTACAAGGTGACTTTGGTCCACAAGGTACGCAAGGTGCTCAAGGTCCTCAAGGAACAACTGGTATTCAAGGTTTACAAGGCTTACAGGGTCTACAAGGTGAATCTGTTCAGGGTACTCAAGGTACACAAGGTGTTCAAGGACTGCAGGGATTACAAGGACTTCAAGGTTTACAAGGCGAACAAGGTATTACGGGTATCCAAGGTACTCAGGGTATTCAAGGTTTACAAGGACTCCAAGGTTTACAAGGTGAACAAGGTCAATACGGTGGTTTAACATGGATATGGAACTTCACAAGTAATATTGTTGGAGGTACAGACCCAGGTACAAATAATTGGAAACTTAATAATGCTAATCCAGCAAGTGCTACATTAATTACACTTGATGATATTCCTGCTGACCAATATACACAAGAGATTGATGCTTTCTTAGATTTCATCGATGCTCAGCCAGGTGCAGTCAAAGGTTATCTAAAAATACAAGAAGGTAATTACGACGATGGAAATGGTCCTGCTGGTCACCATTGGATGGTTTATGAAATTACAGATTGGACTTGGGATTCAGGTTCTAAGAATTACGGTTTCTTTGATGTTAACTATGTTGACGGTAATGTATCAAGTTGGCAAACACAAGTTAACGCAGTTCACGGTCCTGCCACATTAATTACATTTATTCCTCGCGGCCCAGCTGGTATTCAAGGTGCGCAAGGTACACAAGGTTTATTAGGTCTTCAAGGTTCAACAGGACAAGGTTTACAAGGACCTCAAGGTATTCAAGGTTCATTTGGTTTACAAGGTGCTGAAGGTTCATTTGGTGGTATTACATTTGATTATACATTCAGTACTGATACTTTAAACAACGACCCAGGTGTTGGTACATTAAAATTCAATAATGGTACATATTCATCTGCTACAGCAATGTTCATTGATGATAGGGATGATAACTTTGTTGATATTCAACCTTTCTTAAGAACAATTGATGACTCAACAAGTCCTATTAAAGGTCATTTTAAAGTTACGAAAAAATCACAACCTGAAGTATTCCAAATATTTACAATTTCAGCTTTAACTGAAGTCACAGGATATTTCAATGTCACCTGTGCATTTGTAAACGGTAATGGTTCATTCTCTGATGGAGAAGATATTACAATTACATTCGCAAGAACAGGCGATGCAGGTTCAACCGGTGCAACAGGTGCTCAGGGTATCCAAGGTTTCACAGGTATTCAAGGACCTCAAGGTTTACAAGGACAAACTGGTGCAGGAGCTCAAGGTTCTTCAGGTCCTGCCGGTATTCAAGGTCCTCAAGGTATTCAAGGTTTACAAGGTAATGACGGTGGAGTCGGTGCTCAAGGTCCTCAAGGACCTATCGGTCTTCAAGGTGATTTAGGATTCCAAGGACCTAGCGGTGCAGGAGCACAGGGTGTTCAAGGTATTCAAGGTATTATTGGTTCACAAGGTATAGCAGGGACTGGTGGAATCGGCGGACAGGGAACGCAAGGTATTCAAGGACCACAAGGTACTGACGGCGGGGTCGGTACACAAGGTTCAGCCGGACTTGACGGGCAACCCGGACCTGCTGGTCCTCAAGGAATTCAAGGTACTGATGGTGCTGGTTCGCAAGGTCTTCAAGGTGTCCAAGGACCACAGGGTGCTGATGGAACTGGTACACAAGGTTTACAAGGTGTCCAAGGTATATCAGGTATCACAGGAACTGGTGTCCAAGGTGTCCAAGGTGATACAGGTACTCAGGGTACACAAGGTATCCAAGGATATGATGGAACAGGTTCTCAAGGTCCTGCTGGTTTCCAAGGTGTCCAAGGTACTGACGGTCCTCCAGGATTAGGATTACAAGGTACTCAAGGATTCACTGGTTTCCAAGGTATTCAAGGTCTAATTGGTATTCAAGGACAATCTGCTCCAGGTACTCAAGGCTTACAAGGTATTCAAGGTTTCCAAGGTGTTCAAGGACCTCCAGGAACAGGTGCTCCGGGTATTCAGGGACCTCAAGGCATTCAAGGTATTCAGGGTGGCCCAGGAGATCCAGGTGGAGAAGGTGTTCAGGGTGCACAAGGATTTACGGGTTATCAGGGTGTTCAAGGTAACGATGGAGCTGGTGAAGCAGGTCCTCAAGGAACAACTGGTTCTCAAGGTGCTCAAGGTAATGACGGCGGAGGCGGTGGTCAAGGTACACAAGGTACTCTTGGTGCACAAGGTGTCCAAGGTGAAAGAGGATTACAAGGAAACACAGGTATTGGTGGACAAGGAAACCAAGGTTTCCGAGGTTTCCAAGGTGAACAAGGTATTGATGGTGGAGTTGGTGGACAAGGTCCTTCCGGTCCTATAGGCCCTCAAGGTGTTCAAGGTATAACTGGTGCCGATGGGCAGCTTGGTCAACAGGGTCCTGCTGGGTCTGGTGCTCAGGGTGAAGCAGGTTCTCCTGGTGCGCAAGGTGCGGATGGATTCCAAGGACCCGCAGGTCCAGCTGGTCCACAAGGTGTTTCAGGTATTACAGGTTCTGGATTACAAGGTCTTCAAGGTATTCAAGGACCTATAGGTATATCTGTTCAAGGTGTTCAAGGTTCTTCAGGGTCTACCACTGATGTTGATGTTTCTACAATCCATAACTCTGGATTACAAGGCACCGCGATGTTTATCACAATGGTGCAAGGTGGTTCAGGAGCAAGACCTTTATATGGAACAACAACTCCTAACCCAGATGGTTCGGATGCCGATTCATTAGCAGAGAGTAACTTCTATTATATCAACGATGATGATGAATTAACAGTACATAACTTAAACGCAGTTAATTCAATTACTCTAGGCGGTTCAACAATTACAACATGGCCATCAGGTGGTGGATCATTTGATGGAACAGCAACGAATACAGTCACCACAGGTTCTATTGTATTCAACGATAACGCTAAATTATACTTCGGTACAGGTTCTGACTTTGAGGTATATGAAAACGGTTCAGGATTATACATTGACGGTAACGATGATACCCATGATATTACAATTAGGGATTCAAGTAATGCGGTAGTTGCTGGATTTGATATGGGTACAAAAGGATTCGTTTGTGGAGGCGACGGTACGTTTACTGGAGACGTAACTACAAACTCTGATGCGAGACTAAAAGAAAATGTTAATGTAATAACAAATGCACTTGATATTGTTGATAACCTGAGAGGTGTTACATATAACAGGATTGATAAAGACAGTAAAGAAATTGGTTTAATTGCTCAAGAAGTTGAGGAAATTTTACCAGAAGTTGTTCGTACTGGAAATGATGAAGAAGGTCTTAAATCAGTTGCATACGGAAACATTACTGCTGTTCTAATTGAAGCAATTAAAGAACTAAAATCTGAAATCGAACAACTGAAAAAGTAATTTATTATGGAGTATAAGGTGCTCTAAATCATTAATACCGATTACACAAAAAGGGCATTTAAACATAATGTCCTTTTCTATTTGTAGCACTGGATATTATAAATAAGGTAATAATATAAAAAATTTAAAAAGGTTTCATCACCATGGCATCAAGAGCTAACATATACATCGATAGAGGAATGGACTTCAGGACTGAGCTGAACCTGTTTAATGACGAAGGTGTCGAATATGATGACGCAACTATTTCTGTTTATAATTTCTATAGCAGCATAAGAAAAGTATATTCGTCCACGGCAGCGACTAATTTCAATATTGAAGTAGCAAATAATGACGTCACATTGGTACTTACCGACCAACAAACGGAAGCACTCGCTCCGGGCAAATATCAATATGATGTAATAATGGAAAAACAAACAGGAGAACTTACCAAAATAGTTGAAGGCCTAGCGATCGTAGTCGATACTATTACGGAGGTTTCGTGAGTATAAAAGTCAAAATCGGTGGCGGCCGCTCGATTAAGGCTGTCCCGAAACAAGACCAATCCACTCCTATTGTAGCACCAGCAGAACGAAAGCCTCAAATCGTTCCGGATAGTGTTGTCCTTGGTATTGACACAATCGGCGAATACGTTGTTTCCGTTGCGAATACTGATGGAATCATTGTATCTCAAACAGTTTATGACCAAGGAGCAAATGTTGTTATTGGTCACGCTGACACTTCTAATGCTGTCAGTACTACAAACCCAAATTTATCTTATCCGAAAAATATTTCAATTGATACTTTCGGACATATTACAGATTTTGAAAATGTAAGCTTCAACCCAGCAAACTTCGAAGCTAACTCAACAATTATATCTTCAAAAGATTTCACCATAGGAACAACAAATCTAAACCTAGGTGATACATCTGAAACTCTTACAGGTCTTACATCTCTTGATGTCGCCGGGCCTGGTCTATTTAATACTTTATCCATACGAGATATCACAGAAGGTCGAATACTTTTCGCAGGTGCTAATGGCGCTGTGTCTGATAGTGCAGGATTAACTTTTGATGGAACCTCGTTAATCGCTTCAGGCGGTGTATTCCTCGATGGATTAGATGTTGTAGGCCAGGCCGAGGTCGGCTCTCTAAATGTTGAAGATTTAACTCAAGGTCGTATTGTATATGCAGGAGCTGATGGAGAATTAATTGATTCACCTGGACTTACATTTAACGGCACAAGTATTATCGCAACAGGCGGGGTGTTCTTAGATGACTTATCCGTTCCTGGGCAAGCAACATTAGGAAGTGTTAATATTACTGACCTCAATGAAGGTCGTATTATGTATGCCGGGGCAAACGGCGAACTTATTGATTCTGCTAACCTATCTTTTGATGGTGTTTCCATTACAGCAACAGGTGGTGTATTTTTAGATATACTTAGAGTACCTGGTCAAACAGAATTAGGTTCAGTTAATGTCACTGATTTGACATCAGGCAGAGTTGTATTCTCAGGTGTTGACGGAGAACTTGTTGATAGTGATAAGTTAACATTTAACGGAACAACATTTACAGTAGATGGTGATACGGATATTACAGGTAATGTCACTATAGGCGGTAATTTAACATTAGGTGATAATCAAGTTGATACCATTAATGTTGTTGCTGACTTTACATCGGACTTGATTCCTGATGCATCAGATACATACAGTTTAGGTACGCCTACTAAAGAATGGCGTAGAATATTTACTCCGACACTTAAGAGTTCTTCAGGTGTCGTTACGATTGATGAAACCGGCGCTCTTACACTACCTGTAGGTGGAACCTCAGACCGACCAACCGCTGCTATAGGTATGGTTCGTTATAATACTTCGGATAGTAGATTTGAAGGTTATGATGGTACACAATGGTCAGAATTAGCAGGTAGTGTTAAAGACGTTGATAAAGATACTTTCATACAAGCTGAAACAGCACCTGGCGCAGACAATGATGAATTAGATTTTTATACAGGTGGAACACAAAGAATTCAAATTGATTCTTCAGGTGACTTCAAATATGGTTCTACATTAAGTGAGATAGTATTTGACTTTTCAACAGGTGGAGCAACATTTGCCTCTGCTGCGGTTGCCGATATTCCAAACCAAGCAGTTGTATATGCAGGTTCTGGTGGTGAATTAAATGGAACGGCGAACCTTTCTTGGGATGGAACAAACTTAACAGTACTTGGTGGTATTTCTGTTGATGGTGACTTTAGTACATCAGGTGGTTTATCAGGTGACAGTTTATCAGTAGGTAACCTCGAAGCGAACACAATGATGTTCGTAACCGATACTGGTGCGTTATCTTCAAATAATAATATCCAATATGACGGTGCTCATTTAGTTGTTAATGCAACTTCACAATTCTTAACTTCTCCTGAAATTAATACCGTAACACCTGGGCAAGTATTTGTAGCAGGCGCAAACGGAACAATAGAAGGTGATGCAGGTTTAACATACAATCAAACAACGAACGAATTATCATTAGGAAACTTAACCGATAACCGCGTAGTTGTTGTAGGACCTAATGGCGTACTTGAAGATGACGCAGGATTTACTTGGGATGGTTCAACATTAACAGTTGACGGAGACGGTTCATTTACAGGAAACCTAACGGTCGCAGGTAATCTAACATTAGGTGACCAAGTACAAGATACGATTAACGTTGTTGCTGACTTTACCTCAGACTTATTACCTAAAGATGATGCTACGTATGACCTAGGTACTACAGGTTCAAATTGGAATGCATTATATGTAAGAACAATTGATAGTGATACTGAAGTTGTTGTGGTTGATACAACAGGTGCACTTACAGTTCCTGTCGGTACTACCGCGGAGAGACCTGCTTCATTAACATCAGGTATGGTTCGCTTCAATACAACAGATGGAGTATTTGAAGGATATAGTGGAAATGCTTGGGCATCACTAGGTGGTGTTAAAGACGTTGACCAAGATACTTTTGTTGAAGCAGAATCAAGTCCTGGTGCAGATAACGATGAATTAAGATTTGTCACCGCAGGTATTACTGCATTTACAATTGACAACTCACAACGAATTACAACTCCTGCTGCGACTGACCTTGTCTTTGATGTCAGTGGTAGTATCGATGTTAGCAATACAATTATAACAGGTTTAGCGGAGCCTGTCAACAATTCCGATGCAGTTACTAAGTTTTATGTAGAAAATACTTTTGATAGAGACTTCCATATAACGAAAGGTGCTAATACGTATGTATTGGATTTATTTAATACAACGAATACACCAAGTTTTGAAATTGGAACAGCATTAACAATTGAAACATATGATTCTGGAAATAATGTTGTTCAAGTTGGATTAGACCCAGTATGGCAATCATTTACAGGTTTAAGAGAAGCTGGTGTTGAAGGCACGGTTCCAAACTTTGAGTTTGACGTTTATGGTCGTGTTCGTTCTCTTGTAAATATTCCATTATCTGTATCGTCCAACGCGGTTGTTGACTTCGTTCCATCTATTTTTGGTGTTGTTGAAGATGCTGTTAGAAATGGTAATATCGAACGCGGTTTAACTGTTACGGCAAACAACGTGTCACAGAAAGTAAACTTTGAAACTGATAACTTTGACATAGAATTAACAGGAGCAGTCACAGGTGACGGTACAGTTGTTCATAACTCAAATGTTTCAATCGCAACATCGTTTAATTACGTAGACCTTGATGCAAGATATATTAATGCAGAAGGTGGTGATACATCAAACGGTGACTTACGAGCAACGAAATTTGTAAGTAAAGACGATTTAAATTATTATGCTGACCCGGCAGGTACTTCAAGATTTGCTGATTTATGGGTAGGTTATAATAAACCAAGTACAACACTTACATTTGGTACTGGTTCTGGAAATATGTATATGTTTGCTCAAGGAACCAAACTAGGTTTCTTAAGTTCTACATTTAACTTCGGTACATATTTTGATAATACAAATAATAGTTGGTATGTATCAGACGGTTCCGTATTTTCAAGGAACTTTATTGACAGTCAAAATACTAATTATAGAGTTAACCCTGCTGGTGGTAATAGCCGCATTTTAGGACTAAATGTTGATACACAAATCCTATTAGGAAGTAATTTCTTATTTGCGAATTCTGCTATTTCCACTACTTCAGGAGATATTACAATCAATCCATCTTCTGGTGTATTGAGTGTTGACAACTCTATTATATCAAATGTTAGTGACCCTGTCAATAGTTTAGATGCAGTAAATAAACAATCTTTAGATACAGCGATAAATAATCTAACAGTAGGCGGTATAGAATTAGCCGCAGAGTCAGGCAGCGTAGATACAGTTGCCCTTGGCGAAACAATTACCTTTGCTGCTGGTGAAGGTATAGATACAACCGTCAGCAATAATCAAATATTAATTGCTGGTGAATTAGCGAGTGATACCAATATTGGTGTTGCTTCGTTTAATATAGCAAACTTTACAGTGACAAGCGGCGATGTTGCCGTGACAACACTTGATGGAGGAACCTTTTAAATAGTTGCCTATATAGGTATATGATATAAGAAGGACATATATATGTCGACATTAATTAAGTTAAAAAGAAGTGCCGTTCAAGGACGAGTGCCAACTACTGCTCAGCTGGAGTTAGGCGAACTTGCGATAAACACTTATGACGGTAAGATATACATTAAACAAGATGTTAACGGTACAGAGAGCATCGTTGAGTTTAGTGCGGATCCTGCTGACCTTTTAACTTTAATTAAAACAGTCGACGGTTCAGGTTCAGGTCTCGATGCTGACCTACTTGATGGTTTAGATTCAACACAATTTTTAAGATCCGATGTTGATGATACATTCGCAGCAAATTTAACAATCACAGGCGATCTTACTGTATCAGGAAATACGACTTATGTCAATACAGAAACTATTCAGTTATCTGATAATATCATTACTCTTAACGCTAATCATACAGGCAGTCCAACTCAAGATGCAGGTCTTGAAGTTGAAAGAGGTTCTGAAACAAATGTCATTCTACAATGGAATGAAGCAAATGATTATTGGGAAATTGCTTCGGGTGGAACGATTGGAAGAATCATCACAACAGGTGATGAAGGCGCAGGGAATGGATTTGACGCCGACTTACTTGACGGGCAAGAAGGATCGCATTACTTAGATTTTACAAATGCGACTAATAAACCTGACCCTCAAATAGATGTTAATATAACAGGGAAGGTAACTGGGTCAGGGACGACCACTTTAACTGACTTAGGTAATGGTACAATTAACATATCTGCTGAACTTGCGAATACCGCAGTCACAGCAGGTTCATACGGTTCAGCTTCTTTAATTCCAACATTCACCGTTGATGAAGACGGTCGTATTACCGCAGCCGCAGATGTATCAGTCGCAGGTGTTTCTGATACTGATTGGTATATCGCAAATAATACATTCCAAATTTCTACAGTTGATGGCAGCGTATTTAATACTGTCATTGATGAATTTACAGGTTTAACAGTCACGGGTGATATAGTAGTCACAGGTACAGTTGACGGCCGAGATATATTAGCAGACGGACAAAAGCTTGATGCAATTGAAGCTGGTGCTACAGCTGATATGTCTAACAATGAAATTCTTGAAGGTTTAAAAACAGTTGATGGTACAGGCTCAGGATTAGATGCTGACTTACTTGATGGGCAAGAAGGTACATATTATTTAGATTATACTAACTTCACAAATACACCTTATGTAATTACAAATAATGAAATCATAGAAGTTATCTTAAGTAATGATGGACAGTTCTCAGGAATTGACGCAGACTTACTTGATGGTGCAAATAGTGATTTCTATCTTGACTTTACAAATGCAACAAATAAACCTGACCCAACAATTACACTCGCAGGCGATGTCACAGGTTCAGTTACATTAACTGATTTAGCAGACGGAACAATCACAACAGATATTGCTGCTTCAGGTGTTACTGCTGCTCAATATGGTTCGGCAACAGCAATTCCTATTATTACAATCGCAGCTGATGGACGTATCACTGCAGCTGCTACTGCTTCGGTCGCAGGTATAAGTTCTACGAATTGGTTAACAGCAAATAATACTTATCAGATTATTACAGGTGACGGTTCTCAATACGATGCCAACATTTCTCAGTTTGATGCAAACGTTGATTTCGGTGCAGGTATTGATGTCACAGGAAATATTACAGTCACAGGAACTGTTGATGGTAGAGACCTATCAGTTGATGGCGCAAAGCTTGATGGTATAGTTCAAGGCTCAGGTAATGGGTTTGATGCTGACTTGCTCGACGGTCAAGAAGGTTCATATTATTTAGATTTTACAAATACAACAAATAAGCCTGACCCACAGATTGATGTTGCACTCACTGGTAAAGTCACAGGAAGCGGTTCTACAACACTTACAGATTTAGGCAATGGTTCTATATCAATTACAACAGAACTCGCGAATACGGCTGTCACCGCAGGAACTTATGGTTCTGCTTCAGCAATACCTGTCATTACGGTTGATGAAGATGGGCGTTTAACTAATGTCACCACAGGAGCCGTCAAGGGTGTAGATTCAACTGTATGGTATAACGCAAATAATACCTACCAGATTAATACAGGTGATGGTTCTGTCTTTAATACGGTTATCGACCAATTTGCCGATATTGATATTAATGGTGATATTACAATCTCAGGAACGGTTGATGGTC